ACGCACTAGAAAGTTATATTTCCGCCGAACTAGGTCGTCAAATGGCTATCTCGATTGAAAACGCAATCCTAAATGGTACGGGTGGTGCAAACAACCAACCAGTAGGAATTTTGCCAGGGGTCACGTGGACATCGGGCACAAATTATTTGAACTGGGGAGCGGGCAATGTAACGTACGACAATTTGATTGATGGAGTATCTTATCTTCCCACGCTTTATCACCAAAACGCAGTAATGGTAATGAGTCGCCAAACTCTTTTTGGGGGCATCCGCAAAATTAAAACAACTTCCGCAGAACCCATTTTTATTTATAACGCACAAGATAAATTCGCGGGAACAATTTTCGGTTACCCTGTAATTATCAACGATTATATCGCTAATGACGTCATTTTGTTTGGTGATTTATCTTACTATTATTTTAACTTCGTACGGCAACCGCAAATCGAACTCTCTCGTGAAGTTGGTTTTCTAAGTGGGCGTTTGACATACCGCGGACTTTTTATCGCAGACGGCAAGCCAGCACTTGCAGAAGCATTTGTTAAAATCGGAAAAACAGGTGTATAATTATGGCAATGCTTGACGACATCAAAGATGTACTACGTATTAGCGGTACAACGCTAAATACAGAAGTAACAGATTTGATTGCCGCCGCCCGAACAGATTTAATTCTTTCGGGCGTGTTGGCTACAAAAGCAAATAGCGATACAGACGCATTAATTAAACGTGCTATATCCACTTATTGTAAAGCTAACTTCGGATGGGATAACCCAGAAGCAGAACGCTTTCAATCAGCGTATAACATGCTTAAAAATCATTTGTGCTTATCGTCTGAATACACGACAGTTTAGAAGGTGTATTATGAGAGCAGACATGACAAGTGTTATTACCTTTTGGCAAAATTCAAAAGTTAAGAATGCGTACGGAGAATACACTGATACGTACACATTGTTTAATACAGCTTATGCAAGTGTCGAGCCGTTATTAGGCAAAGAGTTTTTATCCAGTTTATCAGCACAAACGAAAGTAGAATTAAAATTTAGGACGTATTACTTTGAAGGTTTAACAAACGATATGCGTATAAAATTCAATAACGTAGACTACGAAATTATATCGGCAGTAAACGTTAAAAACCAAAACAGAGAGTTACTTATATACGCAGGTAAACTATAATGAAAACAAAATTTTATACGGAGTTAGAAAAGAAAGACTTCAAACAGCTAGTAAAAGCAATAAAAAAACTAGGTACAATACCTAAAAGCGCATTAAACGCTTCAACAAAGAAACAAGCTGTAAAACTTAAAAAGGCGATAAAGGATTCACCTTTAATGCCACGAGGTAACGAAGGCGCAAGGCAATCAGATATAGAGGATAGAATAGTCCCCGCTTCTACCAAGTTAGAAAAAGGGTTGAAGATTGCAAGAGAAAAAAAGACAACACGTGGTAAGTCTGTACAACAAATACGTTTTGCAGAAGAAAAAAATTATATATTCGTAAGGTTATACGATAGAAAAAAGAAAAGAGCGTATTACCCTGCATCTATGGAATACGGTTTCAAAAGGAATGGCGTAAAAGTTTTTCAAGGCAAATACTTTTTACGCAAAACAGCAGAAGAAAAATCTTATGAATTGAAAAAAGCATTTATCGAGGACGCAACAAAGAACATAGAAAGAATATGGTTAAAAAAGAATGGGAAGTGGAAGTGAGTATATGACTTTCGAGCAAAACTTGAATACAGAATTGTCTAGCATTTCTGGACTAAAAGTTTTCCCCAACTTCGCTTATGAAGATGAATCACCACCGTTTTGCGTTTATAGAAAATTAGAAGGTAAATACTTAAAAACGTTAGACTTGCCACCAATAGTATTTTTTGACGGAGAGTACGAGTTTTTAATAGCATCAACAAGTTATTCTTCATTACAAACAAATTTGTTTGCCGTAAAAAGTAAATTACTTTCTTTTTGTGGAAGAACCGTAGGTGGTACAGGTGGAATATTTGTACAAGACGTAACCATTGTTAGTATAAACGAAAGTTACGACCCATCTACTAAAACGCATTATGCAGAAATAGAATGCAAAATATTTTTTAAGGAGTGATTTTAATTGGCTATCGCAGCGGTTGGAACACGTATTCAAATTAATACCAATAACATTGTTGAACTTACAGAAATCAATGGTATGTCACTTACTGCCGATACTATTGATGTAACAAACCTCTCATCCAATGGTGCTTTTCGTGAATTTATTCTAGGAATGAAAGACGCAGGAGAAGTTTCCATCAGCGGGTTCTTCAATCCACAAGATACGAATGGTCAAATCGCTATTTACAATGCGTTTTTAACGAGTGTAACTTCTTCGTTTTCCATCCTCTTTCCATCCTCTATTGCTTCATGGGCTTTCAACGGTGTAATAACCAACTTTGAAACAAGCGCATCGATGGAAGAAGCAGTAACGTTTTCTGCTACAATTAAAGTGAGTGGTCAACCAACACTTGGACTTACAGCTTCGGCAGGGTTATCAGCTTTGTCGCTAACAGGTACTGGCGGTACATTGACACCCGCATTTTCTGCAAGCAATCGCACATACAGTTTCAGTGGCGTAACAGCAACGTCTGCTACTGTAACAGCCACGGCGGCGTCACACACGATTCAATTGTTTGTTGACGGAACGTTGTTCCAAACATTGACATCTGGTTCGGCTTCTAACGCAATCGCTCTTTCGGCAATCGGTGGTAGACGTTTAACCATTGTAGCATTTGAAGCCAATAAAACGCAAGTCGCGTATGACATTGCATTGGTCAAAACAGCATAATAAGGGGTAGTTTTTATGAAACTTATTGGAATCGATTATATTTTAGATAAACCACGGACGATTAGATTCGGCGTTCACGCTTTAATGTTAGTAGAACGTGAAACAGAAAAAAACATTTTTCAATTATTCTCCACTGACGAAACAGAAGTACCTTTATTCCTTAGAGGTACTGAAACGGTAGTAAAGTTACTACTTTTCGGACTAATGCACGAGGATAAAGAATTGACAGAAGAAAAACTTATTGAACTTATTGATGAACACTCCTCACTAATGGAAGCACGCACTAAACTAGGAGAAGCATTTACGGCAGCGTTAACTTTTTCAGAAGAAAAAGAACAACCAAAAAAAAAGAAGTAAATACTGAACAAGATACCCCCGATAACTATTTATCGGGGCTTGTTGTTAAAGGAATAGAATGTGGAATAAGCGCATTAGAAGTTTGGCACTATACACCACATGAAATAAATTTAACGATTGAAGCCGATTCATTAAGGCGTACAAAAACTTATAACGATTTAATGCGATGCGCTTATATGACCGTTTATTTTGATAGACAACGCAAAATGCCTAAGCTAGATGACTTTATAGCAAAAGAAGATAATCAATATATGCCAAAAGAAAAAGAAAAACAAAATACAGAGGAGTTATTCCTAAAAGAGTTAAAAGCGTTAAACGCTGTGTTAGGTGGAAAGGTGGTTTAACAATGGCAGCGGCTAAGAATTTATTCGTTCGTTTTGGCGCTAACTTCAACGACTTTTTCAAAGGCATGAATAATGCACAGCGTAAAATGAACAGAAAAGCAAAAGACTTTAATACGGTATTTTCAAAACGGACTAACATTCCTCGTGTATCAGAAAATTTCAGAACAATCCACCAACAAAGTCAAGAAATGGGAAAAGTATTTAATCAAAATTCGGTAGCAGCGGGACATTTTACAAACTCTGTCAATAACGTTTCTAATAGTTTGACTGGAATGGCAGGTGTAGCAGCAGGAGCAACGGGCGTAATAGGGTCACTGGCGGCGGCGTTCTCTTTTGGCACAGACGCTGTAAGATATGAAGCCTTGTTTGCTAACATTGAATTTAGATTAGGGAGTGTAACTAAAAAGTTTAATGATTGGGTAGAAGCGCAATCTACTGGTTTTGGTATTTCTAGATTAGAAGCGGCAACATATGGGCAAGCCTATTTAGCTTTAACAGGTACGTTTTCAAAAACACAAGAAGAGCAAACGGAAAAAGCAATAAAACTTTTAGAACAATCGGCTATTATCGCTCAATCTGGACGCACGATTTTTGACGTGTTAGAACGTGTTCGTTCTGGTATGTTGGGAAATACAGAAGCAATCGAAGACTTAGGCGTATCCGTTTCCGTAGCGGCGTTAGAACAAACAGAAGCGTTCAAAAAGTACGCACAAGGCGCAAAAAACTGGGATTCTATAACTAACGAATCAATTAAGTTACAAATTAGGTACTACGGTATATTAGAACAAGCCGCAAAAGGTTTTGGAACAGAATTATACGATACCACTTCCGTGCAACTCAATATCTTTATAGCGCAAATGAAAAACGCAAGCCTTGCAATGCAACAAGCGATGTTACCTGCTTTACAAGTCGCACTACCTTATCTTATAAAACTCGCAAACGTGCTCGAATACTCTGCACGATGGTTAGCAACGTTTACAAAGTATTTTGTTGCTAACGCAAAATATCTATTTTCATCAGAAGCAGACAAACAAGCTAAAAGGTGGGGGAATTATAGTAGCGCAATTAAAGACTCCACTAAAAAGTTAGAAAAACAAAAAAACGCATCGGACAAAATAACAAAAGCTGTAAACGGTCAAACAAAAGCACAAAACGACTACAATAAATCATTGAAAAAAACTTTATCGTTCTTATTGGGAATAGATGAAGTAAACCTTTTACCTAAACCAGAAGCGTCAACTGGTGGTGCAGGTGATACTAAAACTGGTGGTGCTTATGGTGGAGATTTTAAGTTAAATGACTTACCACCTGCAACAGGAGAAAATGGCGAAACACTTTTCAAGGTAATAGAAAATGCAAGATTAGCAGCAGAAAAATTCGCTTCGTTTGTTTTTGGATTAGACCAAAAGTTACAATCGTTCGGACTTCCAGAATGGCTATCTAGAACAGTACTTGCATTAGGAGCATTCGTTGTTGCAATGACCACTCACATGCTTTTGGTAGCAGGAGTATTCACCGCTTTTAGATTAGCAATAGCAGGTTTGACAGTAGCAACAAATTTATTAATGTTACCGCTCAAAAAATTAGCAAGTTTTCTTCTAGAAAAATTCCCTTTACTTAAAACGGTTATAAACGGAATATCTTCTGCATTTAATTTTTTGTTAGCACCACTTAAAAAACTTTTAGAATTTTTAGGATTAAAGAAAAAAGGAACACCAAGTAAAGGCGAAACCAGCGAATCGGAAGAAAAAAATACGCCAACGCTCGAAACTTATTTGAAGTCTATAAACGATACACTTAAAAGCATAAAAGATTGTGTGTGCAAATGCGCATGTGGTGATGACGATTCCGAAAAAGAACCTCCAACGATTTACCTTCCAGACGGCACAAAACATAAAGTAACAAAAACGCCAGATAAGACACCGCCAACCGTAACTCCGCCAACTGGAAAAACTCCACCAAGTAAAACACCAACTGGAAAAACACCTACAACGCTAGATAAATTTAAGGAATTTTTCAAAAAGTTTGGAAAAGGTTCGCTTAAAAATTTAGGGAGACTAGGTCTTTTTGGTTTAATGTTAAATGGGAATCCTATACTTAAACCAACATTCCCTACAAAAGACCAAGAAGAAGAATCCCCTGGATTATCGCAAACAGACGTAGACCAAAATCAAAAATACGCAGATTTATTGTTAAAAGCAGGAGCAATCACACAAAAAGAGTACGAAAAAATAATAACAGACTCCAAAGAACCTATAACAGGAGCATTTGGAAAAATTAGCAAAGCGTTACAAGAGGAAAACAATAGTTTATCAACAAACTTAAAAACAGAAAACAATGCAAGATTAGAAGATATAAACAAAAGTATAAGCGACAAAGCAACACCAATAAAAGAGAGTGCAAAAACCGCTTTTGCAGGTATATCCACAGAAAACAACGCAGCATTGTATGATACATTTACAAAACAACCAGGAAGATGGACTGGACTATTAAACTATATCAGCACGCAAGGAGCAACAGGTGTAAAAGAAAATTCTAAAACAGCATTCGCCAATATTGACAAAGAAAACGAAACAGCGATGAACACCGTCTCAAACGCCACAACACAAGCAACAAGATGGGCAACTTATGGTTCTTCCATCAGTAGCCCTGCAATTAAAGCTAACTTACTAAATTCAGCAGGAGTACCTTTTAGCGTTATTGATGAAGCAAACAAAAAAGCAATGG